TTGTTGAGATTTGAAAGAGATAAAAGATTAACTGCTTGTGATTGGGTTATTACGATGCATAAAGAGTTAGGGACAAATATCCCTGCTGCTTGGAAAACATATCGTCAAGCACTTAGAGATTGCCTGCATCAGCATCGCCGAGTCTTGATGCTAATGGTAAGTTAGATTCGACATCAGTAACTTGGCCAACTAAACCATCATAGACAGTTAATAAACTGACCAACCGAACTTGACCAACTACGAGATTAAGTCTATAATAGGCTTAGTTTCGTTTTTTTATGAATCCCAAAGAAAAACTTTTATTCGTAAGTTCTTTTGTTTGGTTTCTACATTGGGGAGTATGTCTTACATCTATCATTCTGGATACGGCTATTCTACGAGGTTATGCAAGAGTGTTGCCTCTTGGTTTATAGAGAAGTATTATCCAAGACATAAGATCACACTCGATATCATTCATCGTGGAATGAAGAGAGAAAACTGCCTTGGGTATTGTGATACAACGGGTGGGTGGTTTCGCCCCCGTAATTTCGAGATCGAGATTGACACACATCTTGATAAAGAAACTTATACAAAAACTTTACTACACGAGATGTTTCACATGAAACAATTCATTGATGGATCTCTCAAAACAAAAAAGTCAAAGATGTACTACAAGAATGAACCAGTAGACAACTATGACTATAAAGATCAACCACATGAGATTGCTGCCAGAGAGGCAGAGGAAACTCTATACAAAGAATATCATGAAGAAAGATTGGAAAGTCTACGCTGAAAAGACTTTCAACAATTTGAAAGCAAACTCACATAAATGGAGATCATCGCCTAACTGGGATAGAGCCATCACACGAGATTACTACATTGGTGTGTTTGATTGTGGAAATCCAAATCCAACTGGAATGATAAGTGAGAATGCTTTTCATAATAAGTTGAATAAAACAAAAACAGTACATGATCATTGTCTATCGCCACAATTTATTGGTCGTATGATTATGGATAATCAGGAGAAATATTTAAGTGACTATGAAACATTTGAGAAGATATTTTGGTATTCATGTCGTACAATTATAGTCACACAGAGAGAGAATGAGGCATTATCTGACCTTACATCTAATCGAGATAATAAGTATCAGGTATTAGTTCCCACTCACATGAAGTATAATTCTCTAAACATATCATTATATAAGAAAGATGAGAATAAAACTCAATGGAAGCACGCTCAACCAATCGAATCAAATATATTAGACGTGCCTGAAGAACTATTAGAATACGAAAAACAATATCTAACCAGTTGAATTACTGTCACATGGGGTGGTTGCTATGTCGCCCTGTCTGATTATAATGTGTATATACGATTATTACTTGAATGACTCTTACACTTAGACCACATCAACTTGACGCTGTAAACGCCATGTCTAACAATACTAAAGGACAAGTCATTGTTCCTACTGGTGGTGGTAAGACTATGTGTATGATTGAAGATGTCAAAAAGTTATTCAGACAAGATACTCTACCTAAGACAGTTGTAGTTGTTGCTCCTCGTATTCTACTTGCTAATCAATTATCATCTGAGTTTCTAGAGCAGAATCTTGATGGCAATTACAATCAAGGTGTGGAGGTTATTCATGTTCATAGTGGAGAGACACATCATAAGAGTACAACTAAGACAGACCAACTTGAGTATTGGTATCACAACAGCACAGATCATATCTTAATCTTTACAACATATCATTCATTACATAAGATACAAGAGTCACTTGATATTGAAGTTGATACTATCTATTTTGATGAAGCACATAATTCAGTTCAAAAGAATTTTTTCCCTGCTACTGAACACTTCTCTCATCTTGCTGAAAGATGTTACTTCTTCACTGCTACACCAAAGCATAGTCGTTCGCCTGTCAAGGCGGGTATGAACTGGCCAGAGTATGGTCAAGTGATATGTCAAGTGCCTGCTCCACAGTTAGTTAAAGAAGGTTACATATTACCACCTAAAGTTGAAGTTTATCAATCAAGGATACTACATAAAGATGAGTTAGTTGCTGATCGTGATTGCGAACAGATGATTGACTCGATTGATAATATATGTAAGAATAAAGTATTGATATGTGCTAAATCAACTAAACAAATCATTGCTCTATTATCTCAAACTGATTTCATTCAAGAGTTAGCAGATCGTGGTTATTCATGGTTGACTATCACATCTAAAACTGGCGCTATCGTAGATGGCGAGAAGGTTGATAGAGAAGAGTTCTTTAATACTCTTAATACTTGGGGCAGAGATACAACTAAAAAGTTTGTAGTTCTACATCATAGTATTCTATCTGAGGGTATCAAAGTCAATGGATTGGAAGCAGTTGTATTTCTTCGTAGTATGGACTACATAGGTATTAGTCAAACTATTGGACGTGTGATACGTCTAGGAGACGCCACAAAGACGTTTGGTTTAGTTTGCATACCTGTCTATAGCAAAGTTGGAATTACCACTGCTCGCAAAGTTGAAGCAGTTGTTGATACTGTATTCAACAAAGGCGAACCAGCAATTTCAATCGTAAATAATTAATTAAATGAATTTATTAGTTGTTGGTAGAGTCGCTGGTTCTTGCTTGATTATTGTTGCATATTTTGTTATACTACATATATCAACACTCTATGGTGCAATTATTCACGTTATTGCTGATGTTATTTGTATGCCCTTTTACATCAAATATAAACAATATGATGTTGTAATTATGTTATGTTTTCTAGCGACAATAGCAATTAGTAAAATTACTATCTTATTACAATGAAAGACCAAGCCTCAGTTGGGGAAGAAACACCAGCTATCAAATATGATAGAGCATTATCTCTATTCACAGAGTCTGTATAAAAACCTGACCACGATTTGCGTGGTTGTGCTCATAATCAAGGTTGTTATGAACAACTCATGGAAATAAGACAACACGTTTTAGATTATCTTAAAACATTAAAAGAAGTTACACATCATACAAATGCTGATGAGAGTGACGAAATAGAAACTGAGAAATTAATTGAAACTAAAAAAGTTTATACTGAGAAGGAATATTGGGAAGGCAAAGTACCAGACTCATCATTTGAAGGTTACTTGCAAATGTATGGTTATGAGTACACACCTATGCCAGAAAAGAAAGTGTCACAAAGGGCTCGCCATTCTGACTTAGATGCTCTATAATTAAGGATAGGGAAACAAAATAAGGGTGTTATCTGGTTTATCCTAGGCTAACAAACTTAATGTGTAGTTAAATTCAAATGCGTACCAAACTACCGCCCTATATTTTTGTTTCTCGCACCCTATTATACATAATCATGGACAAAGCCAAAGAAGAGTGCATTACTCAAATTGAGAACCACTACTGTCAAAGATTAACTGAATTAGTAGATTTAAAAATGTTTGATGAAGCACACGCTATCTTTGAGGAATTTTCACTTGGCGATGATGAATCATATCAATGGTTCTTTATTAAATTTGAAGATGATGGTTCAGAAACTTTATCTATCGAAGACGAAACTAACAGATGAAAACAGCATTGATTACTGGTGGCGCTGGATTTATAGCACACCATTTGATTGCCCGTATTCTAACTCAAACAGATTGGAATATAGTCACACTTGATAGACTTGATTATAGTGGCAATCTCAATCGTCTCAATGATATACTACAGTATGAATGTACACCGAATGAGAGAAAGAGAGTCAAGGTAGTTTGGCATGATCTCAAGGCAGAATTAAATCCACTTGTAAGGCGAGAGATTGGTAAGGTAGATTACATTCTACACCTCGCTGCTGGGTCTCATGTTGATAGAAGTATTGATTATCCAATGGAATTTGTGATGGATAATGTAGTAGGAACTTGTAATATATTAGACTTTGCGAGATCACTCGACCACCTCGAAAGATTCTTATATTTTAGTACTGATGAGGTATTTGGGCCAGCTCCTGATGGTATCAAGTATGAAGAGAATGATAGATATAATTCTACAAATCCATATAGTGCTACTAAGGCAGGCGGAGAAGAGTTGGCAGTTGCCTATGAGAATACATATCAACTACCAGTTTATATAACTCATACTATGAATGTATTTGGCGAGAGACAACACCCAGAGAAGTTTATACCTATGTGTATCCGCAAGATACGAGATAATGAGAAGGTCACTATCCATAGTGACAAAACTAAAACTGTGCCTGGCTCAAGACACTATATACACGCTGATGATGTTGCAAGTGCTGTATTGTTTCTACTCAACTATGAAGGTAAATTTGACCCTACATGGGGCAATGCTAAATGCCCTAAGTTTAATGTTGTAGGTGCTGAAGAGTTAGATAATTTAAAACTTGCCCAGATAATTGCTCAAGCACAAGATAAGAAATTAAAATATGAAATGGTTGACTTTCACTCATCGAGGCCAGGCCATGACTTACGTTATGCACTTGATGGCAGTAAAATGCGAGATTTAGGGTGGACACCTGATGCTACTGTAGTTGAGAGACTACGAGACGTAACCGCTTGGACATTACAGAATGAGCGTTGGTTATAATCCACAAGTCAACGACTATGTAGTATGGACTACAGAGTTAGGTCAAGTCCATAAAGGTTGGGTATATTTTGTTGCCAGTGAAGCAGAAAAGAAAAAAGGTTGGCAAACGCCTGCGAGATATATCTCTATCGAGATTGCTACCAAACCTCGCCCAGATTGTGACTTGACTACATTTCTACATAAACGTATTCATGTATGCCTATGTTGTTTTGAATCAAATTGGCATGAGTTAGAATTAATTAAAAGAAGAAAAAGTAAACATGATGACACTATAATATGGGAGGCGAACACGGCAACGTAGTATGTGCCAGTATTATTAGTGTCTATTTTTTATTGAATTGTTGCCTTGATGAACTAATA